GTTGGGATTGTGCATCAACTGACGACGCTGGCCAACCCATACCTCACCGATGGCGGGCTTGATTGTGGTGGTACCGTCTACATTTTGAAGCCTGACATTGAGCTTGCGATTGCTGGTGCCAAGTGTCACGCGCTGCGGATAACTCGGTTTTGCGCCGCTAGTGTCATAGAGGAAGGTGAAGACAAGCCGCGAGTTGTCACCCGATGCAACGGTGATGGTGTCCGAGATTGTTGTGGTGGTCGCTGCACCGGTAGCGACTAGATCAACGGTGATATCTGGGCCGCTGGTGTCAACATCACCGAAGTTGTGGCCCATGATAACTACCGTGTCAAAAGTGACATCAGAGCCAAAGGCAAGACGGAATGCTGGCGATGATGGTGTTGACGTCATCTTTGACGCAACCGTAAGAGCTCCAATCCGGTCATAGGCTCTCACTCTTGCATTACTGATGGTGTCCTCATCTGTCTCATCAGACCCGCCATTGTACGCATCAAACCAACCGCTTGATGCTTTGGTGATCTTGTCCGAGTTGTTAGTTGCCACCATCATCGGCTTGTCAGCGTCGTATGCGGTTTGCTCCCAGGTCGCCATGTCTGCCAGTGATACGCTCATCAGATCGCCCCTTGTGCTTGAAGGTCACGCATCGCGGGCATGATGGTTGAGCGCACGTATTTGGCGACCTCAGTTTTATTCGGTAGTGCCTCGCTCTTGATCGTGATGTTCACCCCGCCAAGTGATGACGTCCCGCCAACCGTTCCGCCATTTGCAAAATGTCCCGTTGAATTAACGCCGTCCATGTTGCTAAACATTTGACGCATTGCTTCAACTTGATTGGTATTCATCACGTATTCGCCAGGCATCAACATCGCAGGCACTGAATCCTGCCCTGCTGTGCCACCTCGAACCATTCCCCCTTCTGCCATCCCTGGCAACTTTGCCAAGAATCCTTCGAAGATTCCAGCAACGACTGCCGTGGCTGCAATGATAGCAAGAGGTCCGCCAAATGATGCACCTGCCGCTGCGTTCGCCATTGCTGCGAGTTGCATGTTGATGATTGTGTCTCGCGCAAATTGGACGGTGGCAGTCAAAGCATTTCCAAGAAAAGCGGAAAAGAGTTCACCCGTTTTCTCCGTGCCGGTGACAATTGCCGAGAAAGTTTGACCAAATGAATTGCCGAGAGTCTGGTATAAACCGCCAAGACTTTGCGCAAAACTCAGATTTTGTTGATGCGCTTTCTCAAGTTCAGTTGATAGCTTTTTCGTTTCCTTCGTTGTTTCTTTCGTTTCTTCTTTCGTGTCTTTGAGCTTTTCATTTGCGCCAGCCGTTGCTTCGCTCAAACCATTCATGGCGGCAACTGCAACTTTTCCAATGCCGTTCTTGATTGATTTCTCAACGTCGCCAATTTGTTGTTCAAGTAATGCTTGATCGTTGAGTAACGTTTCGATCTCTTTTTTTGCCTTGTCGCCTGAATTCTCAAATTCATCACCGAGCGCTCTGGTGTTCTTTGCTGCGTTGTCAAAACTTTTCGCGATGTCATCGCCAACGCCTGGAATATAATCCGCAGCATCTGCCGCAGTCTCAAGAATGCCAGCAAGACCGTCAAGCATAGCGGCCACCGCAGTGTTGACTCCTGCTTTGAGCGCCTCCCATGCAAGCGCAAAAAAGGTCACGATGCGAGTGACACCGACGATTGACTTGGCGACACCGCCAACCATTAGAAGCGCAAAATCTCGGAAGTATTCGACGAGTTTGAGACCGATGATTTTTTGATTCTCAACGAAAAAATCACGAGCACTCTTGATCAATGGCTTCAACGCAGTGACCGCAGCATTGAAAGCATTGATCAAAACATCGCCAATCCTAGCAGCAAGAGATCCAATCAATTCGTTGTTCTTGTCAAAACTTGCTATGAGTTTGTCGTTCTCATCACGATACTCTCTGGACTTTTCAGTAAAGGCTCTGAAGACTTCGACGCCTTTTTTGAATAACTCAAGTCCTTGATTCAACCCCGTGGCTGCCACGGCGAACTTGTTGAGAGCAGCGCCTCCTACGGAGCCAAACTTTGCGACAATTTTTTGGGCTTTTTTAGCAGACGCGCCAACCTTGCCCATCGCATCGCTGGCCAAGTCTTTGAGGAACACGGTGATTGGGATATCATACTGCGCCATTTTATCTTCGCCTCGCTTTCTTCATTGCCGCCTCATGCTCTGCTTGAGCTTTCTTTTGCCGTTCGATTTTCATGCTCTCGATCTCGTTGTTGATGATGTCGATGACTTCAAACACAAACGCGGGCTCATCAAGCAAATTTGATGTTCCGAAGGGTAGGACTCCGTAGGTCTTCCACTCACGGAACCACCCGAGCAAGAGATCGATCTCGGCATCAAGCTGAGACCAAGGACAACGCCGAAGGCTAGGAGCAAAGTCAAAACCAAGCGACTCGTTTGGCTCTTCGCATCCGCGGACCGTTCGGTGTTCATCGCCTTCGGCATAATCTTTGCCTTTGCATTTTGAACACCCCCAATCCAAGGCTTGGTGCCCGCTCGCTAAGAAACGAGCGCCAAGCCTTAATCTTTTTTTAGTCCAGACCTCAAGGTGGAGATCTCAGTGATTGCGGCATAAGCCTCATCGATTAGTGCTTGCTCGGCACGTTCCCAAAGTTGTTCGCCGTCATCGATGCCTCGATCAAGAATGTCCAGACAACGTTCAGCGCGCACCACGCGAGTTTTGATAATGCGTTCAATCGATGCTTGTGCTTTGTTGATGTCAACTTGACCGTCGCTTTTGATTGCGGATCGATGCACAGCGCGAAGTTCTCCGCCAGTCATTGGTGCAAGATGGAGAATCATTTGATCGTTTTGATCTCGATCACGATTTCCATTCCATTCCGGCACGTAACGTCGCACGTCCTCTTGCTTGATTTCCATGATGTGATCCCCTTGTTTGATTAGGCTTGATTCCAAGCCAGTGTGATTTCATCGTCGCCACTGCTGCCGAGAGCAGTAAACGGAATATTGAGAATTGCTTCATCAGATTCTGGCACATCAATGCTGCCAAAGTCTAGCTCACAAGTGGACATGGTGACGACCACTTTGAAGCCAGTGGTTGCGCCGATAGTCACGACAATCGGAACAGTCGTAAAACTTGGATCCGCTGTTGCTGAGGTTTGAACATAACGCTGTGCTAATGACTTGATGAAATCTTTGCGTGCTCTGACGGATACGCTTCCACTAACCGATCGAAAGCCGGAAACGAAATCGCTAGTGCCTTTTTCAAAAGCCTCATCGGACAATGCTTTGATGTTATTGGTGATCGTGACATCAAGAGCCGTGATTGGAAGGCTCACGCTGTTAAGCGTTAAACTTCCAGTGATGCCATTCAACGGACTGCCTGCTGTCGTCTCGGTGTATGTTGACGGAATGACGGGATCATTGTTGGCATATGTGCCACTCTTGACAGTCAAAGTGTCAGCAGCGCTCTTTGACTTTACAATGGTTTCATCGCCATCAACATCAATCACGGAGCCAACCATAAAGTTGACGCCCTCACCACTTAGAAGCGGCAACTCTGTTGCGCTTACGCCGGAAGATGCACAAGTGCCAGTGCCTGTCAGCGCATAATTAAAAGCGCCACCACTGAAAGTCATCGTGGGCGGCTCTCCGCCGCTTAACGAAAGTCCGAATTCTTCGACGTATGCACCAAAGAGATCTTCACGAAAGACGCCGTTGGCAGTGCGTGCGATGCGACAAGTCGGCAGAGCGTTGCTGCTGCTGAGATTGTAAGTCTTGGCAACTGAACCACCAAACGAGCCTCCAAAGGCTGCCTCAATTAGCGGATCAATATCTGGAGCGGTGGTGCTTCCTGCTGGCAACAAGTAACTCTCACAACTCCAACTGATCTCTTGTTTGCCAGTGATACGTTCAAGAACCGATCGACTTGTTCGAGAATCCATCCGATCGTTACGCGTAACAGTGAACTCCATGGAGGAGTTGAGAACTTTTGCCGCATCAGCTCCAGCCAAACTCTCTTGTGAATCGGTGCCATAAGAGCCACCCGCGGCGGTTTCTTTCTTGGTGAAGTATTTTAAATTCCTGCCAAGTGCGTGATCTGTTGTTGCTCCCATAATTAGGCCTCCTCAATTTCGTCTTTTTTCTTTTTGTTGTTAGTCTTTGCAGACTTGAATCGTCCGCTCTCAATCAACGCATCAGCAAGCGCTTTTTCCACTTCTATCGTTTCACCGGCTTCGATTCGTTTATCGTCTAGTCTAACCGGTATCTGGGCAATCACTTTGGTCATTTTGATCTCCTAGCTGGAACTTGTGGTCCGAACATATTTGACCTGGACTTGAGCAAGCACTGAACCGTCACCACGCGCATCAGGATCGCCCTCATCGGTTTCTAATTGCGTGAGAGTCGTGCTAATCGCGTTTGCGCCTCTCGTCGTGTCAACGTTGAGTGCTGCTATCAAATCATCGATGAGATTGTTGAGTTTAGTGCTTCGATCGCTTTGACTGTTGCCATTGACGTGACCGATCACGCTGACGTTAAGCGTGCATAGCATTTGATTGAATGGTTGGTGTTGAACTTGTTCGGCTTGCGGCACGTATCCAATGAAGGGGCGCTCACCAGTTTTAACGTCAGCATAGCCACGCGCTAACGCTTGAACCTTGGTCACCGTCGTCTTGTAACCATTGCCAGTCGTGATGCTCTCAAACGTTGTTTGCAGATTGTTCAAGATTAGTTTTCGGGCAGGCGTTGGCATTACTTCGCGTCCTCTTCGATCGCGTTTTCAACCAACTCATCAAAGACTTGATGAATCTCCGGCAATGCTTGCTTGACTGCTTCTCTGATGTACCAACGAGCGGGCATTTTGACGCTACGCCTCAGAAAATAAGCAACTTGGCCTTTGTCATCTTTGAGAGTTCCGGTTTTTTTATCAAGCCAAAGCAGCTCACTCTTCATTGGCGCAAAGGCGCGAAGATCACTTGGACTCGGCAAATTCTTATTGAACCCGGAAAAAAACGTTGTGTTGCCTTCATTTGGAATCGCCAAGGCTTTTGCTCTCGTGGGTCTAATTACACCGCCACGATCATGGATCAACGCATAAGGCAACTGGGTTCCTGTTTGAGGATCCGTGCTAACTACATCGATTGATGCTTCATCGGATCCAGTGAAGTAAACACCGCTCGGCTTCCATGAGTCTCTCAATCTGCCAGTGTGCCGTCCCTTTTCAAGAATTCGAGACGTGCTATCTTGGAGTTGCCTTTGCATAATTTGAGCGGACTCAATTAGTGCATTGGTGACACCCGCGCCGTATTTCTTGACGAAATCACGAGCAAACGCTTCAACGCTGCTTGTGTCCATCTTTGCCTCGAAGTCAGCCGCCATCTCAGTCCTCGTTGTTCTTGAACTGGTCGAGTCTAAACGGTGCCAGCGGTGCATCTGAATCGTTGCGGATTGATTCTTTCTCGGCAATAGACCCGCCACCAAAGAACACACCGGTTGAGCCTCGCGCCGCCTCTGCGCGTAACTCTTTGAGTAGGGCTTGGTAGTGGGTCGTTTTTTGAGATCGTGGACCACCAAGCCCTAGAGCTTGCCGGTCTATCTCGCGTGCGAACTTGCCAAGGATTGCTTCGATGCAATCGATGGAGGTTAGCACGACATCGTTTCGAATTGTCAGGAGGGCGGTGATCGTCTCATTGGAAAGCAAGACTTCCTCGCTGTCGGTGTCACCGATGCGAAGTCGCACTTTGTCGAGGTCGGTGCTCAGATTTTCATCGAAAGAAAAACTCACCGTTTGCCACCCTTCGCTTTAGCTCGTCGCTTAATACTCTGCGACAAGATTTCATCTGGTACATCAATGAGGGCCCCGTTTTCCAGCATACGCCGGAAAGCGGGCCACTCACGCGCATGAGGGAGGGGGGTCCACGCTGAGACCTCCCCACCTTCAAGCTTGAGCCGTTTGGCTGCAAAGATCATTAGGTCAAGCAGCTAGTGAAGAAAGCGCCTAGCTCGGTGCTCACAACTTTGAAGTCGAAAGCGCTGAGCGCTTCGATGCGCTGCGAGTGCTTGTGATCAATGCGATAGTTCAAAACGCGGAGTCCTGAAGCATTGCCACCAGCGACGCCGGTGAAATTAAACATGTAGCCAGCACTTGGAGTCATCAGACCCGGTGCATCTGGCACGTAGTAAAGAGCCGCCTTAGCGTCTCCAAATACGAAATCCAATGAGTCAGTTGCGCCTTGAACTGCGCTGTTGACGATTGCGCCAGGGACATGAACACGAGCAACACCAAACAGGCTCGCCATCAAGTCAGTCGTCAGCATACCGGTCTGGGTATATTTGACGCGCTGCAAGAGGTCGTCATTGTTTGCAAGTGCTGTGTAGGTATCCTTAGAAAGCACGAGAACGTTAGGACGTCGCCCAGTCTTGCTCTCTACGGAGTCAATCTGCTCACGGATGTCGTTGATTGGAGTTGAGTTTGCTGCATCCCACTTAGTGCTTGGTGTGATGTCGCCGCCAGTTGTTGAACCGGTCCACAAACTAGTTGTAAACGCAGCACCAGCAAAGACTTGCTCACGCTTCAAAAGCAACTGTTCAGTGATGTACTGAGTTGTGGATACTTCGATGTTGAGCGCTGCATCAGCATTGCCAACAACGTAATCGTCAAGGTCCATATGGACGCCATACTGGTCACAACTGAACGTGTCAGTTGATAGCGTGTAGTTGGCACCAACAGTCTCAGAACCGGTCGCACGCAAGTCGGCGATTGATCTGAGGTAATTCCCTTTATCAAACACGAAATATTTGTCCGTGAGTTTAGGGCTTGGGATTGATGGAAATACTTTGTCAGCGATGAAGCGTGTTTGCTCCTGTGCATAAGCAACTGAGATATTGCTCAACGCTTCATCAACGTGAACCTGTGAAGTGAGT